ACGAATGTATACACGATATTGAACCTGTTTCCACAGTCTGTCCACAGCGCACCCAAGAACGCTTCGAAGATGTCGCCCAGCTTCTTGGTGTTGCTTCGGCCAGCAATCGCAACCGAATCCTCATTATGACGAGAGATCACGTAGAACCTATTAAATCCCAACTCCTTCGACAATCCCCCGATACGGTCATTGTTGACGAGCTCCTTACGGGCGTCCGTCAAGAATCCCTGCTTCTTCTCGGGGAACTTCTTGCGTAGATATGTCGCGATACAGGCGCCGAGTACTGCATCGCCTTCAAATTCCAAACACTCGTAGCTCTCATCTTGGAGGGGCATAACACCGGATGGACAGGGGGCAAGTGTGGCCGGCTCTCCATCAGGCGTGGTGTATTCAGAGCGTCTAACGTAGGTGGTGTGAACCATTGCAGTCTGGAAGACGCGGCGGTTAGACACGCGATAATGAGGGAGTCCGTGACGGCGTAGAATGCGGTGGATATCATCTTCGGTAAAGGTTCGATTGGAGGCATTGTAGGGTGAGTACATGAGGTCTCTTCTCCTTCATCGGGTAAATTCGTTTTTGTAGGCAGGATACAATGAAGACACGGCGCGGAGGGTTTCTCGGTATCAAGAAAGCAGTCAAGTCATTGTATCAGACCAAAAAGCAGACGAAGCGCATGTATGCACTGTCGCGGAAGAGGCAGCTCCGTCGCCTCAAGGCAGACAAGCAGCGCTATTTAAAGAAGTACATTGAGCAACGTTCCAATATCGAAAATGCTGCTATGTGAACAATGGGACAAATACAATCCTTTGCCTATAATGTCGTCCGTACACCAGAAACAGCCCCGCCTCTCGAAACATGCATAGTGGATGTCGCAGCCTGTCGCTACGAGATCCCCCAACGCAAAGATATGGCGGTTTGCTTCGTGTTCTTTAACCCTGCACGGTCGAAGAAGATGTTGATGAACTACTTCTATACAATCGAAAAGCTGAAACTTGCAACGATCCCCTTTTACACGCTCGAGTTGGTCTTTGATGACCATGTACCAGAGATCGCCGATGCATATCACGTGAGGTCGAAGAGTGTTCTGTTCCACAAGGAAGTACTCTGCACCATTCTCGAGAAGAAGGTGCCTTGCCGGTTCAAGAAGCTGATCTTCCTCGATGCTGACATCGTCTTCGGAAAGCCGTCGTGGTACGATGAGGTATCGCGTCTTCTCGGAACCTATGAGGTGGTGCAGCCCTTCTCAACCTGTGTATGGCTCAATAGCACCTATACTGCAATGACGCAGTCACGACTATCGGTTGCATACATGAACCGACAGAAGACGTACAACCCAACCTACCATCCTGGCTTCGGATGGGCATTTCAGCGCAAGTGGTTCAAGGAAGTCGGCTTCTACCAATATGGAATCACGGGAAGTGGAGATACATTGTCCGCCGCCGTATGGATGGGCGTGAAGTTTCCACCGACCTACTTGCGTCCAGCCTTTCAACCTTCGTATACAGAGTATTGTCAGATGGTCGCTCCGAAGCTCGCATGTGCAACAGGTACCATCTATCACTTATGGCACGGGACTGCAAAGAACCGCAACTACGTCGACCGTCATCGCATTCTCGATGGTATTCGCGACGTGAGGTCCATCGTCGAGACGAATAAGGACGGTGTATTCGAGCTCACGGATCGCGCAGTGGATGCGAAGTTGCGCCAGTACTTTGTCGATCGCGAAGACGACGGGGTTTAAAGATTTTCTCCGTCCCATACATATCTTGGCATTGATGCGAAAAGGCTACCACACTCTCGCTCTTCAGGTCGTTCAGCTCCAACAGTCTCTTTCGTGTGCGGTTACGAGAATTCAACATGGGTTCATGCCATTGCAAAATGTCAAAACTGCACAAAAAGACCTGGATGATCTGAAGAGGCTCCTCCTCCTCATTGAAAAGGAAGAGGTGGCTTACGCGAGAGCCGAACTAAAGAAATAATGGAGGTAGCCGTAGGAGTTGGGATCACGATTGTCGTGGGGTTCTTCCTGTATCTGTGTCGTTATCGTACAAACATGGGGACGCTAAAGACGTCAAAGTCTGATATCAATCTATCGGACATGTCTCAGGATACAGAGCTAGTCGGCTTGAGTTCAAAGCCAAAGTCATCCGCAACTAATTTAGGTTCATGACGACGGATGATCTCCTTCATAACCTCCTCACCTCGATCACCAAGAATCTCACGTAGATAGGTATCCAGATCTTTCTTGGATAGCGTCCATCCCTTCTTCCACTTGGATGGGCGCTTTACCGAGAACATCATCTCTGACTCGCGCAAGTGAATCGCATCTGGCAACTCTGTATGTGCATACAGGGCTGCGAGATCTAGCTCCATTGTACGACGGGAATCGCGAAGTTCGGAGGTTTGTGCATTCAGTTCGCTGATGTTCTTATTGACACGCACGTACTTTGAGAGAATCGTCTTAAGAGCGTCCATTTGCCTTGTCTCATCTCGACAAGGAAAGTATCCGTTTTAAGCAAGAGCATGTTCCTCTTCGACGAGGACGAAGTTGAGCGTTTACGAACTGAATACAACAAGGCACATAAACACGAAGCACCGATTCCTAAATCTGGGTCCAGTCGTGTATGGGGTGAACTGAAGGTGCGCCTTCATTCCAAGTGCAAAACGGGGGAACCAACATGCATTGTTACATCCATGATGAAGCGACCTCGTCCTCCTCCTTCATGGGAAAAGAACAAGACGGAATGGCTGTCGTCTGATGACATTGACAAGGTGGAGAATGAGTACGAGCGTGTGATCAGTGACTATTATTTCGTTGGATGTGTTCCGATTGATTTTGATCTGAAGTCAGAGATGTCAAAGTGCATCGTATCTACCCTCTGTTCCATGAAGTTGAATACACTCTTTAAGAAGGGATATCGTAGGATCGGAATTGTCTTCAATACCGATGTCCACGATGGACCGGGTCAGCACTGGATTGCTGCGTTCTTGGATATGAGGCCTGAGTTGGAGTATCCTCGCATGACCTACTTTGACTCCTATGCACACAAGCCAGAGAAGGAGATTCAGCGTCTGATGTTCCGATGGAAGGACCAGTGGGACTCCATGCATCCTGGCGAAATACCGATGAAGCTAACCTACAACACCACACGCCATCAGTTCAAGCAGTCTGAATGTGGAATGTACTGCCTCTATTTTCACTATGCATGTCTGATGGATGCACCGATGAACAAGCGCATTACGGACGATGACATCAATGCACTACGCTTTAAGGATAAAACTGTGAACGGTATTCACGTTGGGCCGTTATTCGGTCCTCCCAAAAAATAAGAACAATACGTAATGGAACCGCTGATTGTGATCGGAGCGCTGGTTACAGCTGGATATCTCCTCGCTGATTCACAGGAAGAGCAGCCGCGCGATAAGCCACTCGTTGACTACTTTGTTCAGGGAAGCACATTCGAAGACATTGATGGTGCACTTGCACGGGGAATCCGACTGATTGAGCTTCACGTCTACTCAGATGGTCAGGATCAACCTGTTGTTGCACTAAGTCCAAACTATGACGGTGCTACGGCACGTTCATTCGAGTCATGCTGTGTATCTCTGCTAAAAGCGTTTCCTAGTTCAGACCCTCTGATTCTGAGCTTAGTCCTGCATACGGAGAAGAGCTTCACTGCGAATCGGATGGCCTACCACCTGAAGACAACGGTGCGGAAGCATTTCCTAGCTGGATCTGTCGAGGGAAAGACATTGGACTCGCTTGCCGATAAGATCATCATCGTATCTGGCAACGAAGCGCGTGGCACGGACCTCGAGCCGTTAGTCAATCTCTCATGGAACGAGAGTCATCTGCGCCGCCTTACCTATCAGCAGGCAGCTCATCCTCGTGACCCAGAAGAGCTGGCATCATTTGCACAATCTCATATTGTGTTAGTCGCACCTGACCAGGCTTTTTCAAGGTTCAAGGTCATGGACGATGTATATTCTCATGGCTGCCAGTGGAATCTCTGTCCTTCTTCGGCGCCTGGTGGATTCATTTCGCGCGGTTAAATAAAAATGGCAAATGCATGGCTGACTCACGTGAAGGCGACGATGAAGACGATGAAGAATCGCGGCACCTACAAGAAGGGTGACGGGCTGAAGAAGGTCATTCTCGAGGCGAAGAAGACCTACAAGAAGAGCTCGAGCGGCCCGGCGAAGCACACCCGCCGTCACCGCAAGAGCCGCAAGTCGTTCTTTTAAGCAAACATGGCATGAATGACCAATAAACTAATAACCACTAGACAAGCCATATACACTTTCATACTCAGAGGGGTTTCTTCGAACTTCTGATTACGAAAGTAAACCTCCGGCCACGATTCGTCGTGTACGTTTATGGTCACGTTGCTTGGTGTATCCTCCATTGACTC